AGCGGCGTTCCGTCTGGCTCAAATATCACCCGAACCATTCGTTTGCTCTTGTCCTCAAAGGTGAAAGTATCAGGCATCCTGCTCACCTCCCCCATAGAGGCAAGTTCTCAGCTGCTCATACCTGCTGCTAAAAATCTCTTTCAGGATGAGGGCAGCTCGTTCTGCTTGGCCGTGGTTTCCGCTTGCGATACACGAGTCCACCATGTCGATAGCCACTCCCACATCGCCCATGCGGATGACTTCACTCTCAATACTTACCGTTTTCATGGTACTTCCGCTCCTTTTCATTCAGTCTTGAAAGAAGCGTCCAGCTATGCTATACTTGCTTTGCTGGAGCTCCTTCCAGCTCCTTTTGGAAAAGGGAACGACTTGCTTTTGGTAGAGGCTGGGTCGTTCCTTTTTTCTTTTCCCTGTCCGCATTATCATTCTAACTTACCGGTCTGGTAATGCAATGGATGTTGCCAATGATATAATGCGAAAACGGAAGTTTCCCTTTTTGGTAAGTCCGAGTGTAACGAGGACTTACTTCTGGTTTTTATAGGGTAAGGTACGGTAAGGTACGGTTAGGTACGGTAGCGGTGGATTTTCCACGGACAATCCGGTGGAATTTCCGGCGGACTGTCCGGTGGAATGTCCGTGACCACGCTACCTTCAAGCAGGGATAAACACAAACTGCGCCTTCCCATTCACAAAGTCCTGCCGCCCGATGCGGTCCTTCTCGGTGAGAGCCGCAAAAACGCCCAGCGGTAGATTGTCGGTGCCGTAGAACAGGTTCAGTGGAAACTGCGGCACAATCTTTGTTCCGATGAGCAGCGGCGCTCCCAGCGAGTCCATAAGGCCGAAAGACCAGAACCCGCCGGTATCGTTCCAAGTGAACCGGAGCTGGTACTGCTTGCCGAGCAGGACGATGCGGGAGATGCTGTCGTTCAGGTCTGGGACCTCGATGATGATATAATCCACTTCTGCACCTCCCTCAGATCAACCCAAAGCCACTTGCGGCGTTGTAGAGTGTGGAACCACCAGACCCGGACTTTCCAGATGAACCGGAGCCTGAGCCTCCACCTGACCCAGAGCCAGTGCTGCTGCCCGAACTGCCGCCAGATTTGCTTGCGGACTTCGTACTTGCTGTGCCGCCGGAGGCCCCCGTCGTCCCGGACTTGCCGTAGCTGTCCGGGATTGTGACGGTGGCGCTTTCGGTGACAACGATCTTCTTCAGCGTAATCGGTATCTCACGGGCATAGCCGACATCTGCGCTTTTGGCAAAACTGATGTTCGTGATAGCCATGCTGTCATAGACCTCATCGGAGGTAACGACCGTGACCACCTGCTTGCTGAAGTACAGGTTCTTCAACTGCTTAACGACCGCCTCGGTACGGCCTATGCCGCTGCCGTGGCGGTTTCTCCATGTGACCGGCGTATCGGTGACAAACAGGGTCATGGAGATGGTTTCAGGTTTCAGCACGATGGTATCGCTCACGCTGAACCCTTTTTCTGTTGGGTATTCCGGGACTTGGGCTTCGAGGTCATAGCTCTCTTCGATGAGGGCGTCAAACTCAATGCCGTTGATGCTGACGGGTTGCCTTGCTCTTGCCATGTGCTTTCACCTACCTTGTGAACGCCAGAGCTCTCGCCATCTGGCTTACTGCGTCATCAGAGGCGGCGCCCATGGCAGCCGCACTCTTTTCCTGCCCCGCCCGGTCGCCATTGAAGGTGCTCTCAAAGCGGTTGTACTGGTTAATGGTGCGGGAGCTGGAAGAGTTCATAACAGTAGACGGTCTTGCAACAGCCGCCCGTCCGAGCATCGCCATGGCTTGGAAGATACGGCCGGTTTCAAGGGCCGTGAAGACCTTCCGGCCTCTTGCTCCCGTGATAAGCTCCGGTCCCTCCTCACCCGCAATGAAGGTGTCGGAGGAGCTGTCTGTTCCCTTGGCGTAGGCGTTCACCTTATCGGCGTTCCCGGTATCAGCATCGCCGCTGCCAAAGATGAGGTCTACCACCCATCCGAGGCCATCTGCAATCCAGCCAACGACCTTTGCGATGGCGCCGATGATGACGCCCAGAATATCGGCTATGGGCTGGAGGATGCCGAGTATAGGCTCCAGAATTGGCAGGATGGCACCCAGCAGGCTCACGAGCAGCGGGAGCACCGCCTCCACCAAGGACGATATGATGGTGAATATCGGCTCCAAAATCGGCAGGATAGCCGAAATCAGTTCGAGGATGACCGGAAGGATGGCCTCGATGATCTGGACCAGTATCGGCACGATGAGCTGAATGAGCTCCAGCAGTATCGGGAGGACAGCCTCGACGATCTGCATGATGATGGGGAGCAGCGTGTTCAGCAGCTCAATGATGATTGGCAGAACCGCCTCGATTATCTCCATCACCAGCGGCAGCAGCGTTTCTATGAGGCTGCATATCGCTGGCAGTATGATTTCGATGACTTGGAACAGGAACGGCAGCAGCCGTTCTACGAGGGACGCCACCATGGGAAGTACCGACTGTGCGAGCTGCCCCACAAAGGACACTACCTGCTTGATGAGCCGAACGAGGATGGGTAATACTGCTTTTCCCAGTTCAGCGAGTCTTGGCAGGATTTGCTTGATGCCGGTGAGGAGCTGGCCGCCCACAATCTTTGCAAACTGCTTGAAGATCGGGACGATTTCTTTGACCTGCGACCACAGACCTTTGATGTTTTCCCGGAGGGCATTGGTATCAATACCGGCCCTTCCGAGCATTTCACCAATGAGGCTGTTTTCGCCCTTCATAAAAGCGAAAAAGTCCTCCACCAGAAGGGCGAGGAGGACTATGACCGCTACTATTGCGAGGGTCTTCAGCCTTGCTGCACTCAGCAGACTTCCGGCCCCCTTCAGGAATGCAAGTATCTTTGTTCCGTTCAGCGCCACGAAGATAGCACCGGCTGCTATGGCTACCAGTTTTAGCAGCTGTTCAGTCCCGCCAAGTTTCTCACTGAGCCACTCCAGCCGGGTCTGGATTTTTCGTGCCGCAGACATGGCGATGTCGGACACCTTGACAATGGCCGTAGCTATGGCGCTTGTCAGCCCCAGCGTATCGTCCATGTCAGAGAGCCAGAGTCCCCACTTATTGCGTATAACCACAAGTGCATCTGTGATGGTCAGCTTTACTCCGGCGAAATTGGCTGCTATCTCATCGGCGTTTTCGACGAAGGCCATCTTCAGGTCTTCTACCGTCATGCGTCCATCGGTAGCCATTTCTTCGAGCTGGTCTGAGGTCGTGCCGAGCCTTTCATTCAGCAGGGCAACGGCCTCCGGGGACTGTTCGAGGAGTTGGCTTATGGTTTCGCTGTCCACATAACCCTTGGCAAAGGACTTGTTGATGGCCTCCATAAGACCGGCGATCTGCTCGTTGCTCTTACCGGCAGTCTTGAACAGCATCGTAGCAGCATTGTTGAACTTCACCGCCTCATCGACGGTTCCGAACAATTCTGCGTTCTCATGTACCAGATTGGAGATTGTCTTTGCCGTTTCAGCGTACGAAGTCCTCGTTGCGGTTGCAGAGGCCAGTATTTCCTGCTGGATGTCCTTCTGATCTCCAAGTTCCGCTGTGGCGCTCCTGATCTGGTTTTTGATGCGGCTAAACTCCTCGACCACAGTGTTAAGCTGGACCAAGGAGAACCCGATGCCGATGGCGCCAAGGGCCTTGGTCGCCATATTCTTCAGGTCTTGGATGCTATTTTCGACCGCCTGCTCCGACTGCTTATCGATCTTATAGCCAAGCAGAAAGCCGATATTTCTGAGGGTGGTAGCCAATCACTTCACCCCCTTTGCGAGTTCTCTGGCCCTCCCTGCCTCTACATCTTTCTCCATCTCGAACAGAGCATAGAGCTTTAGAGCCTCATCCAGTGTGTAGCAGGTCTTCAGCTCATACATAGTGGCAAGACGGGCCTTGATTAGCACATACATCCTCATTTCCAATTCGGAAAAGCCGGTGAGGTCCAGCTTTCCGAACTTGTTTATTTCGGAGATGCCTTCTTGGTCAATCCCTCCATGAGGGGACCAAATAGGTCTCCGAGCTTCTTGAAAAAACCGTTGTAGTTGGAACGGACGACCTCAAAGGCGAGCATGAACATTTCCTGCACATCTTCGCAGAACACTTCGTTCGCAAGGTCTTCCGTGAGGAGCTGTGCCTTCTCTCCGGGCATCTCAATGGAGATGTTCTTGCCGGAAATCAGCAGATGTTTCAGAACAGCCTCCAGCTTATCGCCGCTAAGCGAAGTGAAGGCTTGGGAGATAGTGGGAGCTGCTTTGTCGAGATCGATGTCGAGCAGGCTTGTGTCCTCTCCCGCAGCGCCAGCGAGGGGCGCAAGTCCGGTCAGAATGGGGAGCACCAGCGATGCCAGTTCGCCGCTCATATTCGCCGCTTTGAAGGCAGGCAGCGGACGGATGTAAAAGGTGTTCTCCCCGATAGTTACACGACGGCTTTCAAGCTGTTTCATAGATAACCTCCGAATTATTCATCCAGAGTGGCGTCGCCCGTGTCGATCTCCCACTCTCTGTTGTTCGTTTCCTTGCCACGGGCAAAGGGTGCCTTCTTCGTAACCCATGCGGCCTCGGTGCTGAACACCTGTCCGCCCTTCAGGTCTTTAATCAGGATGGGGAAGATACCGTTTCCGGTATCACGGTCCACATCGACCATGTTGCTGAAGAAGGCGTTGCTGTCGCTGGTCTGCAACAGGCTGATCTTCACCTTGTAGGTGTTGTCCGGGGACACCGCTCTGGCGATCTCCCCATCACAGCCCACCTTCTTGGTGATGCCATCGCCGTTAGCCTCAATGCTGATAAAGCTGTCATCGGCAATGCCGGTTACAATGTGAGAGCCGCAGGCGATCACGACTTCCTTCGGATTGTAGGTCCTTACTTTGCTGGACATTTACTCTCCCTCCCTTACAGGTTCTCGTAGGTCAGGCATCCCTTAATCTCGACCACATGGATAGCCCCGGCCAGACGAGCCGAGAACTTGCAGTCTTCAAGAGTGCGGGACGCCTTCTGGGTGCTGGTCAATTCAGCCGCCAGAGGAACATCTGTGGTATAGCCTGGGATGGCGTTTCCGTCTGTGTCATACTCAGTGGGGGCAATGCCGCCATACTTCTGACCATCCTTCAGGGACGCAAGCATCTGGTTCTCAACAAGACCGATGCCGTTGTCGGTGTAGGGGATTTTCGGGTTCACAATGAGCAGGTTGACAACTCGCACCTGCATATCGTTCTGGAGCCAGTCACGGAACCGGATAATGTCAATCCATTCCCCTCCGCCGGTCTTGCCGCCCTGCGTGATATTCTTGGACGCCACAGTAATGACATAGCTGAAGTTGGCCGCCTCCAGTTTCTTGATGAAGGTGCTGTCCAGCTTGGACGGGGTGACGGTGGCAACCTGTTTCAGCGCCCATGTTTCCTCCCCGGCGTGGAAGTTCATGGCCTTCACCGCCATAGCGATAGCTGCGCCGTACTTGTTCTCGGCAGGCACATCGTTGTCGAGCTGGTCCGCTGTCACCTTCGGGTAAACCGGATAGGAGCGCAGATACAGG